CTTTGGTGACTTGGCAAGATCGATCATCGCCGACCTCGCACGTATCGCAATACAGAAGGCCATCGTTGCAGCAATCGGTAGTTCATTCGGTGGCTTCCGCCAAGGTGGTGTGTTCGAAGAGGGATCACCAACAGCATTCCAGACAGGTGGCGTCATTGGTTCAGCATCGACATTCGGATTCTCTGGTGGTAAGGGCATCGCTGGTGAGAATGGATCAGAGGCGATCCTACCATTGGCGCGTACAGCAGGTGGTGAGTTGGGTGTTAAGTCAACCGGTTCATCGGGTGGGAACACAGTCATTAACGTGACCGTGGACAACCCGAACAATGCTGCTGATGCCGAACAGAATGGTGAGATCATCGGGCGACAGATACAACGTATCATCCAACGTGAGACCACCAATGAAATTAAACGTCAACAGAAGCCGGGGAACATACTCAATCGGCTTACCACAATCTAAGGTAAACGACCATGGCAGCATTTCCAACAGGTGACAATTACACCCCATCGATCTCTTCAAGAAAGGGTCAGAGTGCCCGTGTGATGGTTGCTGAATTTGGTGATGGTTACAATCAACGTGTAGCAGATGGACTTAATTCCATTCGAGCAGTATATTCAAACATATGGAGAGGGATACCAACAACCGATGGTCAGGTGATCATCGACTTCCTTGAAGCGAGATTAGGGGCAGAGTCATTCACGTGGACTGACCCTACTACACAGGCGACCATTGATGTTGTGAGTGTGGAATGGACTCGTTCACCAGTGAGCGAGCAATACGAAACCATAACGGCGGAGTTCAAACAAGTATTTGATTTCTAAAAATGACTAACGATAACCGAACCCAACAACCAGTACGACCAGATGCGCAGAAGCCATTTGCTGATACGTACATCGAACTTTTCACATTGGATACGACTACTATCCCCGGTGAGGAATCCATCCTGAACTTTACATCGACCTCATACACTGGATCAGCAATCCAGTTCGATGGTGTAACGTACACTCCGATTGACATCCAAACGGATGGATGGGAAACGTCAATGGGTGGTGGATTCCCTAACCCGACTGTGACCCTATCAATCCCAACAGTGGTAGACGAACAAGGTTCCATTGCTGCGATCATCAAGGCACTCATTATCAATGTCGATGGTCTCGTTGGTGCTACACTAACACGTACCAGAACACTGAAGAAGTTTCTGGATGGTGAGTCCGAAGCTGACCCGAATGCGTTCTACCCAACAGACGTGTATGTCATCAACCAGATGACCAAGTTCACCAAGCTGGTTGTTGAGTGGAATCTGAAGGCACAGCTTGACCAAGAAGGAAAGCGTATCCCAAATCGGCAGATCATTCGTGAGACGTGTAGCCATACGTATCGCAACTATGACCCTACTAATGATGATGCTGATATCAATGGCTTCGTTCAGGGTACATGCCCATACGTACAGGCAACTTACTTCGAGCGTGATGGTACTCCAACCGGTACAGCCGGTGACGACCAATGTGGTAAGCGGGTAGGTGACTGCAAGCTACGATTCGATGTACCAGCGGACGATGGCGTATTGCCATTCTTGGGATTCCCCGGCGTTGGTAAGGGGCGTGTGTAATGAGCGGAACATTCGGGATACACCAACCATTTCCAAAGGCAGTGGAGGATATCACTGCTGACGCTATCGAGCGGTACCCTGAAGAGGCGTGCGGCTTTGTAATCGACGGATTGTACGTTCCGAAAAAGAACACCGCAGAAGAGCCTACAGAAGGTTTCAGGATAGATGGCCGGACCTACGTTGCTGCTGAGAAGAAGGGCATCGATGCTGTAGTCCACTCACACACCAAGGGACAGTACAAGCATCCATCGAAGCATGACATGGCACAGCAGAATGCAATGAACGTTCCATGGGGCATTGTATGGACTGACGGAGATGGGGACACACTCGGTCCAGCATGGTGGGGTGACTCACTACCGATAATCCCATTGATTGGAAGACCGTTCATTTATGGCATCTACGATTGTTGCACATTGGTCAGAGACTTCTATCGATTGAATGGTGGCATCACATGGGAGGATAGACCACGTGATCCAGATTGGTGGTTAACTGGCGGCAACATGTACGTAGAGGAATACCAGCCATGTGGCTTCGAGCGAATCAGTGAATCAGAGATACGTGCAGGCGATGCGTTCATGTCACGATTCCAGAGAGGTAACACGACACAGCATGCTGGTATCTATCTAGGTGGCAATCAAGTATTACATCACCTGATGGGAAGGGTAAGTCGTAGGGACACACTCGCATCATGGTCGCGTTACATTACCCACTGGGTACGGCACAAGGATATGACACAAACGAAAGGTTGGGAAGGATTACTTTAAATGAAGACAATTATATTGCATGGTCAATTGGCTGAGTTCACAGGACAATCAGAATACAGAGTCGAAGTATCTGATGCCCGTGAAGCGTTCTCGTGGCTGTTCGCAATGTTCCCCAAATCACGTACCCTATTCAAGGATCAATCTTGGAACATATTCTACGGCAACCCTGAAGACACCGAGCTACCAATGCAGTCGCTTGATGAGCATAGTTTCATGAGGGGTACATCCCGTGATGAGATTCATATCGCGCCCGAAGTGTGTGGTCTGGGTGGTAACAATGGTGCGGTCAAGACTGTCATCGGTATCATCATCATTGCTGCTGTAACCTACTTCTCGGCTGGTACGTTATCGGCTGCTGCTGTATCGGCTACATTCGGTGCAGGTGGGGCTATTGGTTCCATCGCATTCATTGGTGCATCGATGGCATTATCTGGTATCGCACAGATGCTTACGCCTATGCCGGACATGAGTGCCGATGGTACAACAGATCGAAACAAGGCTGACCAACGACCATCGTATCTTTTCAATGGGGCAGTCAATGTTCTAGAGGAAGGTGGTGCTGTCCCAATCATCTACGGACTACACCGTGTAGGATCGACCGTTGTATCGAGTGGAGTGGAGATTGAACAGATCGCCTTTTCGGGGCCAGAGACACCATTGGGTGCTCCACCTGATACGGGTGACTCGGGTGGTACAGCAACAAGTGGCTCTGGTGTATTCACGGCTAACCAAGACGCTCGTTCGTGCTTTACTGGTGAGACTACCATCGCACTGGCAAATGGTCAGTTCAAGAGAATCGATGAGATCGATATCGGTGATGTCGTTCAGGGCATGTCCATGGACAACACGGTTACCGGCATCGAATGTGTTGCACTTGAAGAGCGTCGCCTATACAGCTTCAACAACGGACCACGCGGTGGATTCTTCACTGACGAACATCCGTTCAAGATCGAGGGTAAGCAATGGGGTGCATTGAATCAGGAGCACACATACAACTATCACGGTCTGACATCTGATGAAACCGATACACTGGAGTTCGGTGACAAGATCATGACACTCGATGGGCCAGTTGAATTCAAATCTTTCGAGAAGTATGGTGCCGACCCAACAACCAAGGTGTACAACCTATTGCTCACAGGCGACGATTCCATCTCGGATCACACATATTACGCCAACCGATTCCTTGCTCACAACCGAGGTGACAACTAATGGCCCGCTGTAAGGGATTCAAAACAAAGACAATTACTGGACAGGGCGGTTGCTTCAGTGGTACCACTCTTATAAGCATGGCTGACGGCTCCACAAAGCCCATCAAGGACATCGAAGTAGGCGAGCACGTAATGGCATGGGAAATGCCAAACGGTCTCCTACAACCTCGTGAGGTCACTCACACGCATAAGCACAACGTTCTGTTCGACACAGTTGATGACCGGTGGATGCTTATCCAACACGAGCAAGGTACTTTAATCTGTACTGACAACCATCACATCCTGACTGAACAGGGTACATGGCAGGAGGCTATCGACTTCGTTGAGGACGATGACCTATTGCTTGCAGATGGATCACATTCCCGCATCACGTACATTGCACATGAGAATAGTGAAGACGACGCATTCATGGATGACTTCGACTTCGAGTTCAGCTACAACCTGACAGTCGATATCGATCACACCTACATTGCTGATGGGGTCAGAGTCAGCAACGGTGGTGGCGGTAAAGACGAGGGTGATCAGCACGTCCCACAGGAAGCTCAAAATACGCTTCAATCGAAGCAGCTTGTGCGTGTTCTTGATCTTTTAGGTGAAGGTGAAATTGAAGGTTTGGCTTACCCACCGGGGTTCCCGAATGCAGGTGATACGATTACTGATACCACACATCTGGGTCAGGGTATATTCATCGACAACGCATCACTGGCTGATGCAGATAACAACATCAATTATGGTGGTGTTAACATCAACCTAAAGACCGGTGATCCATACCCACTACAGACAGTAGTACCGGGATTCAAGAGCACAGAGAATGTGGTTGGTGTTGGTGTTGATATCGAGAAGGCTTCACCCATCTCACGTGAGAGCATCCCGTATGAAGTGGATGGGGTCAGAGTCATTCTGACATGGAATGGTATCAGTGATCTCAATGCAGAGAATGGTGACCTCAATGGTACGACCGTTACACTGGCAATCGATTCTCGTAAGAACGGTACCGGTGATTGGAACCAACGAAACAAGGATGTCGTAGAGGGTAAGACCACATCGGCATATCAACGACAGTACAGAATCAACAAGCCATCGGGTGTAGGGCCGGGGGACACATGGGGTATCCAAGTACGTCGCCTATCTGAAGATTCCGAAGTGGCTCGTATTCAAGATGCGTTCCAATGGTCAGCCTATGTCGAGATTGTAGACACGAAGTTTTCATATCCTGACACTGCTCTTGTGGGCGTCAATCTAGATTCGCAGTTGTTAGGTAACCGCATACCAATTCGTTCATACGAAGTGAAGGGTCTCAAGATAAAGATTCCTTCCAACTATGACCCCAATACTCGTGATTACACCGGACTATGGGATGGTACATTTACCGTTGCATGGTCGAACAATCCAGCGTGGGTGTTGTACGATATTCTGATCAATGCTCGATACGGTCTTGGTACCAACATCAGCGAATCACAGATCGACAAATTCAAGTTTTATGAAGTCGCACAATACTGTGATGGCATCGATGCCAGTGGTAACTTCGTGGGAGTATCAGATGGACTCGGGGGCACAGAACCGCGATACACATTCAACGGAATAATCGGTACTCAGGAAGAAGCGTTGAAGGTTATCAATGCTATCTCGACTGCCTTCATGGGTATGTCGTACTGGTCGTCTGGTGCCATCACGGTATCACAGGACGCACCTGCTGATCCTATCAGATTGATTGGTCCGGCGAACACCATCGATGGTCTGTTTAATTACTCGACCACCGCACTGAATGCACGTCACTCAAGAGCAAAGGTTTCATTCAACGACCCTAATGACGCCTACCGGCCACGTATAGAATTTGTAGACGATGCTGAGTCTATCATCCAGTTCGGTGTACAGGAGCGAAGCATTGCAGCCATAGGGTGTACATCACGTGGTCAGGCTGACCGTTTCGGTCGATGGATGCTTGATAGCGAGAAGTACGAGGGAATGTCCGTCACGTTTTCTACCTCCTTTGAGCAGGCTGACCTATTCCCCGGTGCTATCATTGACATCTCTGACCCTAATTTCAGTGGCTATGATTTCTTTGGTAAGTGTGAAGCTGGCAGTACCACAACCAATGTGAAGCTCGACCGGTCTATTACACTCGATAGTCCCGGTCCTTATACGCTCGCGTTCATGCGTATAGATTCATACTCTGATACCAGTTCGGCTAGTGAGTGGGGCGCGAATACCAACACGTTCACATACACGAATACACCAGATGATTTGACCGACAAGTTGCGTGTTGGGGAAGAGATTGAGATCACTGGCTTCAACGACATGGGAACCCTCACAGGCTCCTTGGAAGCAGTGAATGCAACCAGCCGTTTCGTCTTCACAACAGATGACCCAACCGATTACTACGTCGTTGGTGATGTCATCGAAGTCTTTGACATGACTGCTGCCAACAATGGTCTTCATGTAATCACTGATATCGGTGCTACCTTCATCGAGGTACTGGCTTCATCATTGGTAGACGAAGGTCCGAATGCTGCAATACAAGGGCCAATTCAAAATGGTGTAAATGGCTTCTTCAGAATCAATGCCGTTACTGCTACCACGTTCGATGTCGCTGCTACATTACCGGCATCCAATCCGACCTCATTCTCTCCTGTAACATTGAATGGTGAGTTGGGAATCATCGAAGCGGCACAGGACATCTCTGGTGTCTTCCCTCAGACAGCCGACAACTTCACTGTATCAACTGCATTCACTGTGGCCCCATCTGCTAACTGTGTATGGATGATTCAGGGTGATGCTGCTGGACAGGCACCAACGAAATGGCGTGTCATCTCCAACGTGGAAGAAGACAAGAACATATTCGCCATCACAGCTATCCGACACGACCCATTAAAGTATCAGCGTATCGAAGACGGTATCGTTATCGAGCCTGATGAAGTAACCAGATTTGATGAACGTGCCATCGCTCCAGTTTGTAAGACCGTGAACGATACGGTGGAAGCAGACGCATCGACTAGCCCATTCAACCGATTTGTCTTCGATAGTGTTAACCCACTGACTGCTGGATTTGAGGTTGGTGACATGATCGATGTCGCTGGCTTCGACGTTAACCTTGATGACAACACAGGAATATTCGAAGTTATTGATGTTGATGCGACCAGCATTCAGGTTGCTTCCGTTCTGGTTGACGAAGGTCCGACCGGCAACGTATGGATTCGCCAACGCTTGAGTGTCACTCTGGAAGCGCAGACCGATGGTCTTGGTGTACGTCCTCGTATGCGTGTCGCATTCAACCCTCCTACAGAGGGGGAGCTAAATGACTACCGCATGGAGTACACATTCAATGCAGGGCCGGTGCGCACAGTTGACTTCAATGGTACGCCTCAGACGTTCATCGAGAATCCACAATCAGGTACCTATGTCCTGTCAGTAACGGCCATCAACATCTTGGGCTTCAAGAGTATTCCATGCGAAACAATTGTCACCTACTCAAGCGGAGACTTATTCAGTGTGGACAGCATTGCTGGACTGAAGATCGATGGTGTAGTGGTAACGACTGATCCACAGGAATGGTTCGGTACGTCTCCAGTATTGTCGTGGAATCGTCTATCACAGATGGGCAACTTCACAGGCGACATCATCACCGAGTTGACTGATACAGAGATTGCTGTTGATGCTGTGCTTGAGAAGTACGTTCGTCTCGATGGTGGTGATTGGGCTGCTGAAGGGTATGAAGCAGGTGACCTCGTATCCTGTAGTGGATTTGTTGAGGCTGAGAACAACGGAAACTTTGAGGTTCTGAGCGTAACAACATCCGACCTATTCGTTGACCACAATCTAGTGGCAGAGACCACAACACAGACGGCTACATTCCAGCAGATTCAAGGTGTCGAGTCAGGACAGTTCGACGGTTTCTTCCGAGACTACAGAGTTCGTTTCGAGAACCCCGACACTGATGAAACGATACTGACCACATATACACGTGAGCCACAATTACAATTAAGCCTACCGCTCAACACATCGATGTACGGCGGTATACCACAACGCGATTTCAGGATATTCATATCCGCTCGTGACAGATTGGAACGCGAGTCAACTGTTGTTGAAGGTAACTTCACCAACCCGACTCCAGCGGTACCAACCAATGTTCTCTTTGCGACCTTAAGTGATAGCTCGTATGACCTCGTGTATGACGAGTGTGCAGAAGAGGATTGCTTCGGCTACGTATTGGTATGTCACAGCAAGGTGTCTGGCTTCACGCCATCACTGGTTCGTGAGACCAAATCAACTGGTCTCGTTACACTATTATCTGGTATTGCCACCAACATAGTACAGGTCAGTGTTGATGGTCTTATCATCTCTGGTAATTACGAGTACACTGATAGCAACTTAACCACCCAAGCCGAGGGTGTGGCCGCATCGATACGTGCCACAGAGACCACTCCAAACTACACCGCTCAACGTAGTGGTGCAGCGGGGATATTGATCACTGCTGTTAACCAGTTCGGTTCAACTCCTGATGGACTCGCTGTTACTACTGTCACGACCGGTGCAGCAACCACAAGCGAGCTAGACTTTGCAGGTGGTGTTGATGCTGTTCTGGTTGGAGAGGGTATTGCCCCTGCTGGTATTATCATCAACTCGAATGTCGAGAAGGATCAAACCTACTATGTCAGAGTGGCATTCGTGGATACGTTCTGGAATGGTTCACATGGTGTCGTCGGTCTCAACTTCTCTGATGAGATAGTGACCACTGCGACAGTTGATGCTTCAGCAGACTTCGGTTCGGCTCCAGCACAGGTGACCGGCGTAGGTGCGATAGTTAATAGCATCATCCAACTTGATGGTACATCACAGAAGGACATCGTCGTATCATGGCTCAGTGTCGCAGGAGCAAAGTGGTACACAGTTGAGATCACTGAAGGTGGGGTCACAGACGAATACAATGTTGGTAGCTCCGCAACAGAGTACACTCTGAAGGCAGCAACACAGGACAGCTTGCATAGCATCCGCGTACTTGCTGCCAACAATGCAGGCGACGGACCTTACTCATCTCCAGCAGTTACGGTTACCCCATCGGGTGACGTGACAGCACCGGGGTTGCCAACCAACATCGCAGTTGTTTCATCATTCAAAGGCGCGTTTATTTCTGCCGAACCTCCATTGGATTTGGACATGTCCCGAATCGAAGTCTGGTTCGCTGTAACCAATGACAGAGACACTTCAATACGTGCTGGCAGCATGGTAGCAAACCCTGAATTGGTACCAGATGGTCAGTTGACATTCTATCATTCATACGGTGACGATGTAGGTCCGGTTACTCGATACTACTGGGTACGTTCCGTTGACAATTCTGGTAACCCATCGGCTCTGACCCCATCAAGGTTCGCTGGTCATCAAGCAATATCCGTCACGGTTGAGACCGATGACATATTTGACGAAGCTGTAACGTTCGAGAAGATCGCTGACTTTGCTGTTGATAATGCCAAAATTACCAACCTCGCTGTGACCGAAGCTAAGATCGGTGCACTAGCTGTGACCAACGCTAAGATCGGTGACCTCGCTGTAGACAATGCCAAGATCGGATTGCTCGCAGTACAGGAAGCCAACATCGCCGCGCTGTCTGTTACCAATGCCAAGATCGGTTCACTGGCAGTTGATACACTTCAGATTAATGGACTGGCTGTCGAGACTGACAAGATTGGTAACAATGCTGTCAATGATATTTCATTCGCGTTCACATCGAGTGGCACAGCTATAGGTAATGGTCCCAGTTGGACTACGGTTCAAGCCACGGGGTTGGGTGGAGCAGAAGGCGAAGATGCACTGTTGCAGGCGTACTTCGGTTTGACTGTGGCGTTCAATTTCAATGGTGCCAATGTGTATACAATTGATGGACAAATGAGACTCCGTAACACCACCGATTCCATCGATGTGTTCACCGTGGCCGCTACTCCCGTATTCCAATTAAGTCAATCAACTACCTTCACAACAGGTTGGGTTATAGGAACAATATGGTTTAATACTACTGGTATGGTAACTTTGACAGCGGGTAAAAACTACACCTTGTACCTAGAGGCTAGAAAGAGTGTCACAGGTGCCGGTGCAGGCTCGTGGGCTACCGCCAATGCCACCCTCCGTTTTCTCAGCATGCAGGAGATAAAGAAATGAGTACGTTCACAATTTACGATGATGCTACAGGTGAGATACTTCGAGTTGAAGGTCACTCTTATGGTGTTACTCCGACCCTACTTGATGGTCAATCCTACCTCGAAGGCAAGTTCAATGATGCCATACAGTATGTGGTAGCCGATGTGATCACTGACAAGGCAGCAATGGGTGTATCGATTGATAAGACCACAGCCGATGCAGACGGTGTTGATACGGCAACCATCACTGGTGTGCCTAACGGTGCACAGGTGTCGGTCGTAAATGGCTTCCTGAGCCTCCTCAGTGAGGCTGTAACGGACGGAGAAGTTGAACTGACCGCAGAGGAAGCCATAACGATGAAAGTCTCTCTACGGCTGTTTCCCTTCCTTGACTACGATACTGAGGTGACATTCCATGAGTAAAGTAAACCACAAGAAGCCGGAGCACCGAAAGCTCAGAGCGGACATCGGCTCACACCCATTGTTTTCAAAGAACAATGCACAGATCAATACCATGATTGATGGCATGGATGCGGCTGATACAAAGAAGCTATTGAAGTTCCTGACCAAGGCTGTGATGTCCATTCTCCGCGACGATTAAATCACCTAAAATCAAAGAAAATCATCAAAAGTGGTTCTGGCATAAATACACTCATTCAGAGGATATTCAACCATGACCACTTCAGTAACGTGCATTCAAGGTGCACTCAACATCTGCACGTACAAGGGCGACACCATTGGCTCGCCGAACTCCAATGGTATCAAGTTCACCGTGACACAAGCCGCCGTCCCAATGGACTTGACCAGTGCCAGTATCATCATCGATGTCAAGAAATCAAAAAAGAGTGCCACAGTCAAATTACAGTTCCTTTCCGGTACCGCTGACATCGACACATCTGACCTCGTTAACGGGGTGTTCATCATCCACAAGACCGCAGCCCAGATGGATGCCGTAGCCGCATTCGAAGATTACTTTTACGACATCGAAATCACATTGGCATCAGGCGATGTGTTCACATTTGTCGAAGGGTTGTGGACTCACACTCAAGACGTA